CTGCGGACATGTGGCGCCGCCTCTTCTCGCCCTCTTTGCGCTGGACCTCTTGGAACTCAGCCAACTGGTTTCCGCCGCTGCCGATGTTGAAGGTGTTCGTGTCCCCGCCGATAGTCGTGGTCCGGTTGCTGGTCGAGACGTTGGAGACTTGACTGGCGAGACTCGCTCCAAGCGCGGTCTGTGGCGTGGTGGCGAAGTCCATGGCCTCTTGAGCAGGGCCGGCAATGGCGCGGGCCCCAGACGCCAAAGCGCTGAACACGGGGTTGTCCGTGAGGCTGCTGAACTCTTCGCGGAGCCCCTTGGCGTAGTCCACCGACTTCTGAATCTCAGCGGGCCAGCTGGCGATAGCCGCTGCGATGCGCTCGATCAGGCTGGCGACGAACCCGAGAGAGTCCGCGAACTCACCCGTGAGCGAGTTGGTGATGTTGTCGACCGCCGTCTTGATGCCGGGGAAGATCACGTCGAGGAGTTCAAGGCCGATGTCTTTCATCAACCCGAAGACCTCACCGACTATGCGGAATTGGGCCAGCACGGCGCTGGTGAGGGTGACGACGATGCTTTTCAGGCCCTCGAAGATGCGCTTTACCTGATTCAGGACTGGACCGCCGCGCTCCCATGCGTCGAAGAATCGGCCAATCACCGAGTCGCCGCCCTGCATGAAGGTCACGATGTCCTCAACAATCAAAGCCAGGAGCCCCAGCGCTGCGACGACGATCAAGATCTCGGGCTGGGTGAGCAAGAGGGTGGCCAGTGCGGCGGTGAAGATGAACACGCCCTCAGCGGCGGCGAGGATGGCGGGACCGAAGGCAATCAGGCCGGCAGTGATCGCGGCGATGCTCCCGACGATAGCCGTGGTCCGGATGACCCGATCCCAGCCGCCGAGGTTCTCGCGGACGAACTTGTCGACCTTCTGGAGCCAGACGCCGACCTCTCGGAAGGCGTCAGCCACACGGCCCGCCCACTTGTCGATCTTCTGGTTGATCAGGTCCTTGTTCGAGAGGAACCACTCCCGAAACGCGATCATCATGTCGGAGAAGACCGGCATGAACTCAGCGCCGATCTCATTCCTGAGGCCGGTCATGATGCCCCTGACCTCGCCCATGCGATCAACGAAGTCCTCGGATGCCTTGGCTGCCTCGTTGGACATGACCAGGCCGAGGGCTTGGGCCTGCTTGCGGAGTTCTTCGATGCCACCGGCGCCGGCCGTTAGCAGTGGGAGCAGCTTGGCGCCGCCCCTGCCGAACAACTGTTGAGCGAGAGCCGAGCGCTCCTGTTCGTTTGTTAGCCCGCCGAGAGCTCCCGCCAACTCGGTGAACAAGTCGAGCGAGCCCTTGAGTTCCCCGTTGCTGTCTGTCGCGTCCACCTCAAGCCGCTTGAAGGCCTTGGCCGCCTCCCCTGTGCCCTGCGATGCCATCAGCGCGTTTCGGGCCAGGGTCCTGAACCCCACCTCAACATCAGCCATCGCCGCGCCAGACTGGCCAGCCGCGAAGGTGAGCTCCTGCATTTCCTCGGCAGTGACCCCGATTCGCTTGGCCGCCTTGCTCGCCTCGTCGCCCGCTGTAGCTGTGGCTACCGCCATCCCGAAGGCAGCAGTGCCCACCGCGATAAACGCACCAGCAACAGCGGCGGCCACCTTGGCGACCCCAACCATCGTGCTCTTGACGCTGCCAAGCGACTTGTCGAAGTCGTTGACCGCCTTGGTGTCGGCGTCAATGCCGAGTTTGACCAGCAACTCTCGGATGGTGCGGCGCTGAGCCAAGGGCTACTCCGGGGTTGGCTTCAAGGTATCCAAGGCGTCGAGGAACAGATGCGCCTCTAATGTATCAGCAAACGACCACTCGCGCTTGATCTGGGCCATCCCATCGGGGATACGAGAGTCCCCGACGAGCCGCCAGATCCACATGTCAACGCCGCCCTTTGCTGCTCGGTCAAAGGCCCGCTGGACGAGTCGCGATGCCCCTGCTCCGTCCTCTTTGTTTAGGAGATACCGGGCAGCGGCAGAAAACGGTTGAGCCTGATGACCTTGATGAGCGCCAGCAGCATCTCTCCGTAGTTGGCCTGATAGGCGAGGTCGAAGACCACCCCATCGGAGAGCGCGGTCTTGTCACGCCTGGTGTGGGCGAAGATGAGATCGCTCAGGTTCTCAAGGTCCTCGGAGGCCAGCGCGGTGGAGATCTTGGAGCCGAGACCGCCGAGGTTCAGCTTCTCAATCATCGCCTGCGGGTCGCCCATCAGCGCGGCGGCGGCATCCCCCTTGTCGCTGAAGAGCGCGTCCATCAGTTCACCCGACTTGGCCACCTGCTCCAGCGCCTCAAGCAGCGGGCGGGCGCTCATGCGCATCAGGGCGAAGTGAATGGGCCGACCAGCGCGGGCGCCGTGCAGGATGACCTCGTAAGCGTGCTCTTCACCGTTGGCGTCCTTCAGGACGAAACTCTCGGACATTTGACCTCCTCGTGTGGGGGTATCGTAACACGGCGAGAGGATCGTAACGGGCTGGATGTTACGGACAGTGTACTGGGCAGTACAATTCTACAACCAAAATGGCCACGGTCCCGACACCAAAGGGCCCCGCCTGCAGAACACAGACGGGGCCCAGGCGTAGCCGAGGGGGCGGAACTACGCCGAGATCAGGGCGCCTTCGAGAACGACGGGGGCGGTGAGTTCGATCACGAACACGCGCTCCCCGACGGTCTTGCCCTTGGAGATGGTCGGGGCGTCGGTGAATACCGCGTACTGGTCGATCACGGAGTCCCCGTTGTTCAGGTCCTCCAAGGCGAACGGCATCTGCACGATCGGGTTCTGTGCGCGCTGAACAGCCTGCAGGCCGGCCAGGGTCTTGTAGCCAAGGCTGGTCTCGCTGACGGTGATGGTGGCGCGGTAGCCACGGACGCCGCTGCGGCTTGCAGTAGCCTGGCCGTCTGCGGTGTAGCTGACGACCGTGCGCTGCTCCACGGGCTCGATGGAGACTGCATCGGTCTCGCCGAAGCCGTTGACCGGTAGGCCTCCGACGACGAGGATCACCCGATCCAGGTCGTAGGTTTTGATGGGTGCTGAGGACATGGCCTACTCCTACTGGATGGAGGTGGTGGAAGAGTACACATCGAACGTGAAGATACGCGCGCTGATCGAACTCTTTGCGCGGACGGTGAACCGCATGCGCTGATTCGTCTCGTCTGTTGCGGTGATGTCTTCAGCGACGGCGCTCACCTCGTCCGGGTCTGGGTCGAAGTGGCCAGCCTGTTGACCCTGTGCGAGTCGGCTCTTGAGGATGGCCAGAATCCGAACCTGACCGGCAGCGCTGACGGGGATCTTCTGACCGAGGTCGTTGGTGGCCTGGACGAGTTCGGCCACATCTTCGGCGATTCGAGTGGCGAACCAGTCTGCGGTAACCTGCTCGTAGATAGGCCGGCCGGTGATGCTCTGGCCGGAGTCCACGAAGTAGTTTGAGGCGCCGTAGGGCAGACCCACGTTCGCGAAGTTCGCGAAAATGATCTGGCGCTCTGCCTCAGTGATCTGGGTCGCCAGCACGTCCCCGCTCTTGACGGTACGGGTCCATGGAGCAGACTGGATATCCGAGTCAAAGACAGCCACAGCAGAGGCCCAACCCTCGGCGTTCGGGTTGGCGTCGGTGTCGTGGTAGAGCACGCCAGTGCGCTCGTTGGTCACGATGGTACTGAACCCAGCAGGCACGCCTGAGGTGATCCAGTCAGCATCTGCGGACTGGGAGATGTAGAGCATCTTCTTGGCCTGAGCCTCGACAGCCGCCGAGATGTCCACGATGTCAGCCGCCACACGGGTCTCACTGAGTGGGATGTAGAAGTCAGGATCGTCGGCGATGATGGCAATCAGCGCGGCCGAGTAGGTCTCGACGCCGACCAGGTCGATGTAGCCAACCTTGAAGGACGCGGGCTTCGGGTTCTGCGTGAACGCCCGAGTGATCACCGCAAGCGTCTGGCTCGAGATGAAGCCCGAGGTCTCATCAGCTGCAGCGTCGGTGACGTTGGCATACGTGACCGTCCGATTGCCGTCCAGGGAGTTGGTGGCGAGCGGCACGATGTACATGGGGATGGAGAAGGACGCCCGCTGTACCGGCGAGGCCGACAGGTAGACGTTGACTGTAATGTTCGGGTCGTGCGTGGTGGTCACGGGCCCTCCTACACGGTGATGGTGACAGTTTGCTGGAGCTCATCCGGATCTGTCTCCGAGATGGGCAGGTGGGAGTTCTGGGTGTAGTCGACGGAGACTTCGCCGAGACCGACCTCTGTGGCCGTATCGGTGGCGGAGGACCGTCGATAGTCTACCGCAACATCCATGGAATAGCGCGTCTCCCACCCGCTCGCGACTATGTCGGAGATGTCCACGACAGGGCCAGGCCGAACGGTGATCCCGCTGGAGAGCAGGAGGGCCTGAATGGTCGGGTCGCGCTTGATGGCGTCGACTCGCTCGAGCCATTCCTCGGTGGTGCGGCCGTAGCCCTGGACGCTGTAGGTCGCGGCCCGGTCTTGGGTGAAGTAGACCGTCGGGTCCCCGCCGCTGGTGCTGTAGACATCGGAGGGCTCGGCCACGCCTGCATCGCTGAGGCGCTTGACCGTGAGGTAGGGCAGCGGAGGACGGGTGTTGTCGCCCTCGGGGATGATGACCTGAGCGTCTGTGAGACCACCGCTTGCGCCAGCAGCCTTGAGCCATTCGCGCACGGCTTGGGTGACCTGCTCGACAGTCGAAGCCATTACTCGGACTCCTGCACGAGAATCGCCAGCGCCTTGCAGTGCGGGATAATGGCGGTGCGCGTCTGGACCACGATGATGTCGTAGACCCGGCTATCCACGATGACCTGATCGGCGCGCGTGCCGGTGTACTGGTTCGCAGTCCTAAGCGGGTTGGCGCTTGGGACGTAGAGCCGGAGCCCTTGGGATTGGCGCTTGCCCTCGGGGAGCAGTTGGCGGTCGCGGCCCGGGATGTCCTGCACGTCCGCGCTGATGGTGGTGTCCGCAGAGGAGCCCTCGGAGCGGCGCCCGTCGGAGCCGACAGAGCCAACTGCGTAACGGCGCAAGGTGATGTCCTGGGCGCCGAGCATGGGGCCGCCGATCATGACGCACCCCTGAGTTGGGCGGCGATTTCACGTCGACCCTGACGGCGGGCGATAGTCTTCAGGCGGCGCTTCTCGTTGGGCGCCAGCGCCTTCCGTTCACAACGCGGGCAGCCGCACCAGTCGTGCCAAGCCCATGCAGCAGCCTTCTCGCCGCCGTAGGTCTTCATGACTTCACCACTTCATAGTCGATGGACTGGCGAAGGCGGCCGGTGTCGATCAGCGGGTTCGCCGAGCCCTTGAGCGCAATGGTCAACGGGGCATTTACCGGCGTCTTCAAGTCGCGAATCTTGCGCTGCACATCGCCCACCACCTTGAGCCCGAGCAGGTCGAGCCCTTGGTCAAGCCCGCGCTTGCCGTCGATGACACCGGTGATAATGCCTTCGATCCGCTTGGTGTACTTCTTCTCGTTCTCGTCCACGGTGGACCGCAGGAACGAGCGCTCGGGCACGTTGCCGCCGCCGAACTCGTTGACCGCAGCGATCTCGGCGAGGTTCAGATTCTCGCTCGGGTCCTTCTGGGCGCCGCGCACACCACGGATCCCGACGTAGACCTCGGCGCGGTCGATGTCGGCGAAGTCGCGCATGAGTTGGGCCATGCCCATGTCCCGGTCAATGACCTCGCTCATGTCGTCTCGCTGGTGACGAAGGTGCTTGGGGTGCTGCCCTCAAGGATGTAGATCAGGCCCGGGGCAGCAACGGCGCGCGTCTTGCGCAGGGCCAGGTAGGTGCGCCCGTACTTGGTCTCCATCAGCCAGGCCTGCTCGACCGTAGAGGCCACGCTTGAGGCCGAAGCGAAGCCAAGGGCAAGGTCGCCCTCCTTCTTGCTTGTGGCGGCCCCAGCGTTGCCCGCAGCCGCGCCAGATGCAGCAGCAGGGTCGGAGGACCCGTAGCCGCTGAGGGTCATCAGGTGCGCCGCGTAGTTCACCATGGCGAACAGGTAAATGTTGCCCCAAGGGGTGGCCGTGTGCGCAGTCGTGGCCGTCTCAATGAATAGGTCCTTGATATCCGAATCAACAGATTCGAGTTCAGGAGCAACCTTGTCGAGGAGATCGGTACTTGTGGACACGGCCTATCCCTCAGATGGCGATGGGGTTGTCGTGGCGCAGGTCGCCACGCTCGAAGAGAGCCCGGCAGGTCTTGTCCTGCATGATGCTCCGAAGGAAGTCCTCGGAGACCTCGACCCGGGGCTTGACGGCACCGACGACGTTCTTGTCAGCGTCACAGCCGAGATGGACCAGGACGCCAGGGCCGGGGGTGTGGTTGCCCTCGGAGTCGATGCGCGGGGTGGAGTCCGACAGGAAGGCCTCGTCCAACTTCTTGATCTGCTCAAGGGGTAGGGCGGGGCAAAGGGATATCGGGCTGTTGGTTGTGTTGATGATCTGCATGGATAGCCTCCTCGCTTGTAGTGTAGCGCGATTCGGGAGGAAAAGCCGATCGTGTTGGGGTTGTGGCTTGACTTGTTGTAGCACCGTGCTATCGTCTAAGCACGAACAGGGAGACCGATATGGCGACAGCCGAACACAAGTGGCCGGACAAGAACGCGACCAAGCCAGATATTGAGACCGCGAGAATCCTGAACGCAATCAACAAGCCAACCCAGTACATGGTGAAGGCGCTCAAGGACATCGCTTCACGTAAAAACGGGCTGGACATTTCCGAGTATCACTCCAAGACGATCTGGGAGTTAGTCCGTAGGGGGCTTGTCTACGTTGAGTCAACGGACTTGATCAAGGCGACAAAAGTCGGTTCCGAGTTCGTCCGATGGGCAGGCTGGAAGCTTCGCAAATGCAGGGTGTGCAGCACCGAGTTCGTCTGCAAAACTGGTGGACACGATGAAGCGGGGCGGAAAGCGTCCGGCAGACCCCTCCTCTACTGCGGTCAACGGTGCAAGGCCGCTGCTGCATTCGCGAGAGCGATCGCCAAGATGGAGCCGCCAGCCGTTGACGGGGGAGACCAATGACCTTCAGGCTACCGACAGCAACGCCAACACCGCCAGCAATCATCCACTTCACCGAAGAGTGCGGCGGCCAGTGTCCAGTCCAGGCGACCGGAACTGTCGACGGCTACCCGTTCTACTTCCGAGCCAGAGGCGTCTCAAGGGTGGCAATCGTTGAAGCAGGGCTTGACCCAGTGTCAGCCGTGCTTGGGCAGCAAGTCGACGGCTACAGCGTTGTTCTCGATGTCTACGCCGGCATCGGCTATCCGGGCTGGTGGGATCCGGAGGACTGCCAGAAGCAACTCATTGTTGTTCTGGAGGAGTGGGCGGAGAACAAAGAGCGCTGGATCGACGCAGCGAAGGGCCGCAAAGACTGACGCAAATCGCCCCGACTACCACGAAGGCAGCCGGGGCGGTTGACGCGAAGTCGCTGACTAAGCGGCGGTCACGAGGAGCAGGATGTTGTTGCCAGCATCACGCATGACGATACCGCCAGTGCTCATGTACATGTAGGTGACCTCATCGAATCCGAAGACCTGACGGGGCAGGATCTGGATGCCGGCCACGGTCTCGTGGCTGATGCTGTCGGGCTCGTCGTTGTAGAACAGGATCGCATCGACGCCGGAGACGCCGTTGAAGTCCTTGAGCTCGCGGGCGGCCTCGATGCGGGCGATCTCGTCGTTGTTCCGCAGGAAGTACTCGCCGAGCGTGGTGTCGCTGGCGGTGCTGTTCTGCGTCTGCATGAGGAGGTTCTTCACGCGGGGGCTGGTGACCATGCGGTTGGGCATGAACACGGCGCCAGACTGCTCACCGGGGTAGTTGGCGGCAGAGTTGAGCTCAGCCAGCATCGCAGCAGCGGTAGCGGACCCGTCGAACGCGGTCGCGGCGGTCTTCTTGGCCAGGTACGGGTAGTTCAGAACTCCCTTGTAGCCTTGGTCCTCGTCTCCGTTCCACAGGGCGTGGTTCAGGAACTTCTCCATCACCTTGCGGGCGCCGCGCAGCTTGCGCTGGTAGGCGTTCAGGTTGGCGAAGTTGCTGCTCATCATCTCGAAGAGGTTCATCTCCACCGAGGTCACGATGTGACGGACGGGGAACTGCTCTTCCTTCTGACGAACGCCGACGCGAGGAGCGTTGTTGCCGCCACGGTGCCAAGCGGCCTCGCCATCGTACAGGAGACGACGGACGGAGTGGGTGCGGGCGCCCTGTGGGATCCCGGTGCCGGTGGCGAACATGTTCAGCGCGTTGTTGGCAGGCGAGGCCTCCTCGAGCACCTTCTGGTGAACGAAGTCGAGGTCACGAGCAAGGGCCAGGCCGCCAGCGTCGGAGAAGGCGTCAGCGTTGTACACCTCCTCGTAGCCGTCGACGCGCACGCCCTTGATGCGAGCCGCGAGACCGGAGTCCTTGGCCAGCAGGGTGTCGAAGGCGTCAGCGTTCTGGTGCTGGGCCCAGGTGGAGAAGCTATCACCCGAGAGCTTGATTGCCTCAAGCCGACTCAGGAGGGCATCGCCGTGGGCGAAGGGGCGCGAGTTTCCCCGGCCGTCAATGTGGAGGACAGTCATGGGGAATCCTACTGGGCAGCGGCGCGGGTGGAGCGCCAGTTGAAGGAGATCTCACCGATCAGGTCGGTGGCGACATCACCGGTGTCGGTCCGCTCCCAGATCACGGAGGGCAGAAGCAGCCGCGTGGAAGAGGTGGCCTGGAAGCACTTGCCGATGTCATCGCTGGTGGCGTCCATCTCGACGTAGACGCCGTCACCGAAGGAGATGGTCTCGCTGGAGTCGCGACTGACCCAGTAGTGACCTTCCTGACCGACCTTGACGCCAGCGTTAGCGGGGTACGCCACAGTGTCGCCGCCGATGGTGGTGGTCTCCTCGTCCAGGGTAGCCTTGGACAGCCCGATGAAGGACCGGATGAGGCTGGTGACTGGAGAAGGGCCGGTGGTGTAGGCGATGGTCTCCAGAACGTTGACGCTGTCGTCTGAGGAGACGTTGGCATCGAACTCGAGGCCAGCCTTCTCGGCGGTCAGGGTCCAACTGGTAGCGCCGGCAACCGCGACCACGGTGTTCGCGGGCAGCTGAGCATTCAGCTGAGCCACGAGAGCGGTGATGGAGGTCGCGAGGTCAGCGGCCTGCACGTGCTCGGCGTCAGCGATGACGGCTCCGCTGTGCTTGTCGATGACCTGGCAGCGGATGATCTTGCCGACCTGGTAGGTGAAGGCGCCGGTCATCACCTGAGCGGTGTACAGGCTCGACTTGGGCAGGGCGCAGGGCGGCATGCGGTCGGAGGCGGACAGGGCCAGGGCGACCAGGATCAGGCCGAACCCGATGGAGTCAGCAGCGGCGTTGGAGGTGCCGGCGCTTGTGGTCAGGCGGGAGTCTGAATCGGAGGCAGTGAAGGCCAGACCGGAGACGGTGCTGGTCAGGGTCACGGTGTCGACGCCATCGGAGACGGCCACGACCTGACCGCGAACGGCGGGCTCGGAGTTGTGGGCTACCGCGAGAGCGTCAGCGATCTCGATCTTGGTAGCCGAGGCGTCCGAGGTGGTGGTGATGTCCACACCGTTCACCGTGTAGGTGTAGATGGTGCTGTTGGTGGCGGTGTCAACCACGACGGTCGCGGTCTGCTTCGCCTGGGGCGCGCTGTTGATGAAGTCCCGAACGCTGTTGAACGGGCTGTACTGGGAAGGCTCACCGGGACGACCCTGGAGAAAACGATCTCCCCGGACATCGGTGGCCTGCTGGCTGATGGTCATGGCCATCTCCTATTCTAAGGGCCGAAGCCCGGTGGGTTTACTTGGTAGGGCGATTGGCTTCGAAGGACTTGTTCCAGGTCTTCGCGGTGGAAGTCTGGATCGGCTTGGCGGGCTTGTCGTCGCTGTCCTTGCGGCGCTCCTTGCGGAGACCGGACCACGAACCAGCGCCGTCGACCTTGATCTCGGGGAGCATGTCGAAGGCGGCAGAGTAGTAGGCGGGCTCAGCGTCGGTCTTGGCATCGGTGACGACGGCGACGACGACGGCCTTGGTGAGGGCCTCGTTGTCCATCTCGTCAACCTTCTCGACCTTGGCGACCTTGGCGCGGGCTTCGAGGACCGAGCGCTTGGCGTGCCAATCCTGCAGGGCGGGCAGGTCCATGGAGTCGGCGCGGTGCGCTTCCTGCTCGGTGGCCAGGTCGGCCTCTGCCTTGGTCTTGGCAGCATCGGCGGCATCAGCGCGCTCAGTGGCGCTGGTGACCTCGACCTCGGCAGCGTCAACACGCTCAGCCTTGTCCTTGATGTCTTGTGCGGCAGCGGTCACCTTGGGCCCGAGGGTCTCATCAGTGTCGGCGGCATCTACTCGGACGCTGAGAAGCATCGCGACGGCCAGAAGAGTGGGGTTCATCTTTGGTTCCTCCAGCGCAGGAGCGCCATCAGGTGGTGAGTCTACTTGGTTGTCGTCAGAGTCTACCCGCAAGCGGACTTCGGAGCCACCGCGAGCCCTATCAACAATGGCGAGGTGGTCATACAACCGGCCCCGCTGGATGGCATCGTAGGGGCCAAACTCGTCGTGCTCGCCGGAGGTCATTTCGACCATGACGATGTAACCGGGGCTGAGTTCGACGGACTTCAGCGACTCGATGGCCTGGATAGCCTCGGCGTCCCGAACGATGACCTTGACTTGAAGGAAGCCGTGCTCATCGACCCAGACCTTGGGCACGTCGCCAACACCAAGCCGTTTCACATTGTGCGGCCCGACCGGCCTGTCTGCGGGTTTCGGGTGCTTGAAGGTCGCCGGCTTGTGCTTCAACGAATCCATCGAGGAGGGCCGAGCCAACTCATCCGGCAGCACGAGCTCCCGACGAATCCCGTTCGGAGTCCGGTACTCAAGGATCCCCGGCTTGGCCGCGTAGCCCTCAAGGATCAGGTAGCCCTCTTTGGTTTTGCGGGGTGGCCCGAGTTGTCCCCGATCGTAGCGGTACGACGTGGGCGCGTCTTCATCGGAGTCGGTGCGGTACTGTAGGACGGTCACACGGGCCTCGCGCGCGCAAGAGATACCCAAGAAATACCACGGGTTCGGGGCACGGGCAACACGGGCGGCGATCGTTGATTGACTTGTCATGGCGTTGCGTTATAGTTCTGGTGAATCGAATGGAGAACGATATGATTGACTTCTACAAGGTGGAAGTGACGAACTCGTGGGAACATCTCACCTACACCGTCAACGGCGTGAAACTCGTTGAAGTCGACGGGCGCTGTGATGTGAGGTTCCCGGATGGCGTCATTTCCAACGTCAAGTACACGGCAACCTTCAGGACCATCCACTACTCCGACCAAGGCCACGACTATCCGGTGAGGCAGTTCCATCCGATGCTCAATCTCACGATTCTCGGCGAGTCCGTCCGTGTGCCAATGGCTGGCAAGATGATCGGGAATCTCAAGCAGGGCCCCGGCGTGCTGCGCGGAACTCCGGGCAAGGGAGGCCGGCCATGAGCACCACAACAGAAACCATCACAAGAGTGATCTGCCCACACTGCTTCAAGCCAGCCGGGCGCATCGACCATCTACTCGACAGTAAGCGCCAATGGGGCTCGTGGTACTGCGACCATTGCGGCGGGGCCTACGAGGGGACCGTGGATGGCCAGGCTGTCACCGTGAAGGCTCGCGCCGAGCGCCGCATCAAGACGCTTGAGGTGCTCCAGTTGGAGGGCGGGACGCTCGTGCTTATCGTTGAAGGGATGCGCTTCGAGAGCCACGGAGAACAAGGGAAGGACCAAAGCTATTTCTATGACGAGCACACATGTCCAGAGAACTACCACCGCGCCGTTGCCGCCGTGTGGGAGTTGTGCGGGACCGATGAACAGCAGATTGAGGACGACCCACACGGCGTCTACTCCTACATCGGCGGCATCGATCTGGAGCAAGGCGAGAGTGGTCGAGATGCTGTTGAGCGTCTTGAGCCTCAGCTGAAGGCGCTGCTCGGGGTCGAGTCATGCTGACCGTCGAGCAAGTCCAAGAGGCAATGCGGCTGCCCGGCTTCCATTGGGAGCCCGGCATGAACACGCAACTGCCGACCCTGAAGTACTTCGGGCACCGGCTCAGCAGGAACGAGAACCCCCATGGCGAATACGACTGGCCGCACGATCTCGGTCTTCGAATCGTCGACGCCTACGACGAGCGCACCGGCTACATCCTGCTCTCGATGCTCCGGCACCGCTACATCCTCAACGTGATGCGCGAGGACCGGCAGCCCATGCTTCGATGGCGCGACGAGTTCGGGCGCATGAGCGGGACACCGGCAAGCCAGACGATGGGCGAGGCCGTGATCCGGTGCGTGCTTCTGCGGGGTGAGTGGTGATGCTCGACCCCCGCTTCACCTTCCAAGGCCTGAAGCGACCCCACCACCCAAAGCCCCGACCGCTCGCCGAGCGCCTTGGTCTCGACGCGCAAGCAACCTGGGCCCCTGAGTTCAGTCAGGAATCACGGGCTCAGCGGTGCACCGGCAGTTTATCGGCTCGCCGGGCCGGCCCTCTCCGGGGGCGCCTGTGACCCAACTGAACGTCTGATTGTGCAACTGCTCATGACTCGTCCTGACCCGGCTGTCCCCGCTGTCCACCCAAACGAACTCAGTGATCCCGGCCGCCTCTTGGCGTGCTCGGGTGATCTGGCTGTTGAGCGTTGAGATCTGGTCTCGCGCGAGCAGGTCAGCCCGCCGAAGCCCGACGCCAGTCCGCTCCCTGATGATCTTGGCGAGGTCCTTCGTCGTGGTCCCCTCGATGACGGCCTTTGAGACCTGCTTGGCTACGTCGTCCAGATAGGTGTGGCCCATGTTGGTGATGAGATCGGCGTTCGTCCGGGCCCAGTTGTTGATGATGTCGCCGGTGAAGGCATCACGCACTGGGACCTTGACCTGAATCCCGAGTGTGCGCTCTGCGTGCCGGTCCACGCCCTTGCCGAAGGGCAGCAGCCTCTTGGGGCGAATCAGCGCGATGGACGGCAGCACGCGGCGCAGGGCCTCAATCATCACGTCGAAGGCACGCACGAAGACGGAGTCCGAGTCAGCGCGGAACATGGCATCGAGGTCTTCCCGTTCTTGGGCGTCCTCGAGCAACTCGGCTACCTGGTCCGCAACGAGCGCCGTCAGGATCTTCACCCTACGACGCAGGAACCGCGCATACTGGCCCTCCCACTGGCGGGGGTAGTATTTGGCGCGCTTGGTGGTCGCCTCAGATCCAGGTGCTGTGGTTATGGCCGCCACGGGCTACTCCTTGAGGGAGAGGCCTTTAGCCTTGAGCAGTACCTTGATCTCCTTGAGCACGGCGGGGCCGATACCATCGGAGTCGAGCAGGTCCTTCTCGGTGTAGTCAGCGAGGAAGGAGAGGTCGGGCACCTTGTTGACCTCCATCCACGAGGCGAGTCGCTTGCCGGGCTTCGTAGGGGCGGGCTCTTCCTTTTTGGGCGGCTCGACCTTTGGCTCAAGCTCAGGCGCGACCCCAACCAACCGCTCAACCTCGACGGTCTCAACCTCGGCGATCATGACCTGAGCAATCAGGAAGTCCTCGCAGCCCCTACCGAAGACGGTCTTGCAGGCGCGGCGCGCGGAGTCCAGGCGGACGGCGAACTCCTCATCACTCAGGTGGTCCAGGCTCGCAAGGCGGGCCACCGCGTCACGGTCCACGGGCTTGGTGAAGCCGATGATGAAGTGCTTCTTGTATCGGGCGAGAGCTCGGCGCAGTTGTTCGGTCATGAGTTCCTCCTCTGTCTCAGGCTATCGCCGAGCGGGGCGGCGGTCAATCGCGGGGCGGGATCGTGTGATCGTGTTCCTTGACGCGTCGTTACAGCGTGCTATAGTAGAAGCAGAACGGAGAACGACATGAACGCAACGCAATTGGCCAAGAACTTCACCCGCCTCGGTATCGAGGGAATCATCCGAACCAACGAGAAGACCCTGAGCACCCTCGACATGCTGGACGCCCTGTGCGGGCGACCCAGCCGGCGACGCTGAGAAGCGGAAGTTCTGGGAGGCGATGGAGCAGCACGCGCTGGGGCTTGGTCCTGACCCGCGTGAAGGGCGGACCGACTTCACGCCGTGGACGCTACGAGGTGAAGGATGATGAACGTGAGAATATCGATCCTCCTCTCGGACAAGGACATGAAGGCGCTACTCTTTCACGATGGTCCAGTCTCACGCAGTGCTCCACCCTTGGAGTGGACTCCCGACCTTATCGCCGCTGTCAACGCGACAGCCGTATCTCTCGGCATGACTGAGGTGAGGGTGGTGAATGGAGAGCGCGTCTACCGCGAGCCGGTGGCTGGAGAGTGGCTCGACTTGACTGCTCCCGTGGTAGACTAAGCCAAGCCCCCGACAAGGCGCCCGCCCCGAGCAATCGGTGGCGGGTTTTCTACTCTGCGGCCTGCTCCTCAGCGATCCGCTTCTTCTCCTCCTCCATCGCCAACCGCGTGCGCTCAAGGTCGGCTGCATCCTCGGCCTCAGCGTCGATCGGGAGAATGCCCTGATCCCCGCCAGGCCCGAATCGGGAGGCGGCTACGTGGTCAGCAGGCAGCACGCCGGCGTCGGTGTAGTTCTTGTCAGTGCGCGAGTTGATCTCCCCGATCTCGGCCTCTTCCTTCTTCGTGAGCTCGCCGAGGGGCACAAACTCAAGGTTCCAGTCGGCCTCGAGGCCAGCAAACGGCCCCTCGCTCGCGGCGAGCATCACCGTGTACAGCGGCTCAAGGTTCGGCCGATAGATAGTCTCCTGCACGCCGGCCACCATGTTCGCGTCGTGGCGCTGGCTGCTCTCCCCGTCGCTGTTGAGGCCTCCGGGGGTCTCCCCGAACAGGCGCACCTGAGACATGCCGGTTGCAGCAGCGAGTGCGCTACGGGCGGCGTTGTCCAGCTTGTCGAAGCCCGTGACGTTGGCGACGTGGCTCTTGAAGTCCTCGCCCTCGTTCATGATCGCCATGTTGTTGGCGCTGAGCCCCATCGCGAGCGCCTTCATCCGCATGGCGAAGGTCGCTGCCTGATCGCTCAGGGTCATCGTGCTGACGTCCTTGATCGTCAGGATGTCCCGCGTGAGTTGCTGAGCCTGAACGGCGCCACCTTGGTCAACCGAGGTCTTGTTGCGCAGCTGGTCCCAAGCAGCCTGCAGCACGCTGTCGTCAATGCCGCCCTTCGCCACCGACCGGCTAGGCGGGAGTTTGGCGCCTGGCCAGTACAGCGCGCGGGTCGCGTGGATGGTCCCGACCACCGAGTGCCCGCCCGTGCTGGCGTTGATGCTCCATGTCTCGACCCGGCCAAAGCGTGGGGAGGTGAGGTCGTCGTTGTAGGACTGGGCGGTGAACTCCACCGCGTCGAGCACCACGAGGTTCTGCAGGCGCTTCACCTTGTCGAGGTCCAGCGGCTGTGCAAGCCACTGCTGAGCGTTCCCGTCGAAGTCACCGGGGATATCGTCCTCGGTGATCATCAGCATCAGAGCGCCGCCGAATAGCCGGCCCCAGCGGTTTGCGTCCGCCGTCTTGCTCACCAGAGAGAGCCGCTTGTTCTCGTTCAGGATCTCCTGCTGGAACTCGGCTTGGACCTTGACCTTCTCGCCGGGGTCGGCGTCCTTCTCTTGCTGGAGCAGGAGCCGCCAGTTCTTCTTGGTGGCGTTGTCGGGCACCACGTCGACGAAGCGCTTGGCGTACCCATTGTGCCGGTAGAGGATGTAGAGTTCGGCGAAGCTGAGCGGCAGCAGGTTCCGGCTCGGCCGCGCGGCCTGCCCCTTGTCCCTCGTAGTCCCGAGCGCAGTCTGGAAGTTCGCGATCGAGTCCGACCGGTATGGCTCCGGCGCCGGCAGCACCTCTACTTGCGCGGTGTCCACCCTCTCAACTGGCGCCGGGAGTTGCAGCGGCTCAAATGTTGGCCCCGTAAAGCCACTGGCGGCCCGGTCCTGCAAGTCCTGAAGATCTTCGCGTAGACCCATGGGCTACCTCCTGATGCATAGAATAGCGCCGCGCGGCTGGAAAGGCGAATGCAGAAGACCCCCACCGAGGTGAGGGGTCTTGCGGGGCGAGACTCGTTGCTGGAAGTCAACGAGTATGGATGACTCGCTCTACAGCATGTGGGGAACAATCCAGCGCAGCCGCTCCACCAACTCCGTGACGTCCCCATAGGGCGCGTTGCTGTGGTTGGGGTCGTGGACAACGTAGCATTCCAACGCGCCCTCGTATTCGGGGTGGACGCGCCAGCCTACGACGATGGCGTGCTTGCCGTCCTTGAACACCTGCGACGGCACGGTGGCGATGGCCGCAAGCCGGTACAGCCCGGTGCAGGTGTAATCGACCGGCCCCAGATCCCGCTTGGTCTCGATGATGCCATAGCCCTGCGTGTGGAGCCATTCGCGCATCCACAAGTGCAGGTGGGTCCGCATCTCTGGGTCAGCGAAGTTGGGCACGTCCTCGATGGGGAGCCCCAAGATGGTCGCAACGCAGGCCCGTTCGCAGTCGCCTCGCTCGCGGTCGATGATCGTCTGAAAGACCTTACGCATCAGTCTTCCGCCCAGGCATCAGATAGGGTATCCCGCGACGGCGCCACCGAGTCCGCTCCTCGTCCGCAGCCTTGAACACATCGGCGTAGTCCTTCTCGGTCTCCGCGCAGAACTCAGCCACCACCTCGTCAGGGTGGGCTGACTGTCGGCCGCTGATGACACCGCGATAGCGATTGACGACCCTCAGAGCCCGCTGCACCTGAGTCCGCAGCGCCGCGATCTCCTCCAGATACGCCGCCTCCGTGGTCCGCTCGATCTCGGCCGAATCGCCGGGGCTGTCGCTGAACTCCTCGCCCTCCGTGGCGTCGTAGTGGCCGTTGGAGTAGCCCTTGCGGTAGCCGAGGTTATGCTCGGTGGTGAGCGCTTCGGCGCGGCGGTCGAGTTCGGCCAGGGAGTCGGGTAGATCTTGGCGAGAATTAGCGATGAATGATGCATCTTGAGTTGAGTTTCTGGCATTACAGATGGCGCTCGCTCCGCCGCAACCAAGCACGATGCCGGTCCTATGGCTGTAGCGGATCCACGGCCCATCAGTCGCCGCCTCACACCGCGCGCGGATCTCGTCCTCGCGTTCTTTGGTCCACTCACTCATACCTCACCTCCCACGCGCTCCTCGCGCATCTTCTTCGCCAGTTCCTCGAACGTCTGACCCCGAACAGGCCGGCGCCCACGCTTCCGCTTCTTGTTCCCGCCGATCTTCCCGTTGCGGGGCGGCGTCTTCGAGATGTGCCAGTCCTTGCAGTCGGGGCACGGGTAGGCGCGGAACGGCATCCCCGACCGGTAGCGGATCTGCTTGGCCTCGCGCTTCGCCTCAGCCTGGCCGGGGTAGGCGCGCTTCCCGCACTTGGTGATCCCGGCGCTCATGCCTCCTCCCAGTCGCGCCACGCTTCCCACTTGCTGCTGTACTCCACCCTCCGCCTGATGCGCTTCCGGTCGTCTTGGGTGTCGAGACACTGCGCCTCGTCGGCGTAGCGGTCACTGGACGACACCAGCGCGAGGTCGAGTTCTTCGAATGAGTCAAACGACCCAGCGATGTCTTTGACGCCGCCCGCTGGGTAGTAGTCCTCGGTGGTGAACAGGATGAAGCGCTTCATGAGTCACCTCCGCGCTTCTGAATGCAGTCCATCATGGCTTCTGGATCAAGGCCAGCACAAACGCTGCTGACGAATCCCATGGTGAAGAATGGCTGGTACTCGCCAGAAAGCAGACTCTCAAACCGGACTCGAATGAACCGCCCCCCAGTCACCCGTCGGACCTCCTCCAGCATCCTCGGCTGGTCCTGCTTCAGCCCCGACTTCACCTTGCGCAGCACCCGGCGCTCCTCCTCCTCGTCTACCGAGCCATCCAACACCCCAACCAGCCGCATGACCCGCACGATGCTCTTGGCCTGCTCTCCGTGGTCGCGCTCCACCACGATCGCGATGTAGTCGCCCTCGGGCAGGTGCTTGAAGTTCAGGTGCGGGTCGAGGATCTTGATCGCACGGCCGGGCGCCTGGCTCAGGACCACCTTGGTTTGAGGCGTGGTCAGGTCGGCGAGCCACGAGACCTCGTAGGTGTCGGTGTTCTCGGCGATGACTTCGGCCCCGCCTTTGTCGAGCATCTTCATCATCAGGGAGGAGCCGCAGCGGTTGAAGCCGGTGACGAGTAGGGTTGGTTTGGTCATGTCAACACCTCGCCAGCCAGAAGGCGCTCACTGAGCTCAGCCACAACAGCCTCGTGCATGTTGTTGGCTCTGTCGTCAGCGTCGATCTCAGAGATGGTGTGCGGCGAGTTCAGACTGATCGGCTGACACACGTCGGCATCAAGCCAGCGGTCGCCCTCCATGGCGTGGAAAGCCTGAGTCTCGAAGTAACGCCCTGAGCCGACCGTCTCGAAATGCTCCTCCGGCGAGGCCTCAACCCCAGGATCGATCAAACTCTCTCGCCGCACCTGAAGCCCAACCGTAGACACCACCACGCTGAGTCCGGCGTACTGGAGCAGGGTGTTGCGCCGGAAGAGGCAGCGGTTGGCGAGAATGTAGTGCCCCGCCCAGCCGCGCTCGGTTCGTTTGATGTCAGTCATTGTCGGCCTCCTTAAGGTCAAGCGCCATGTGCTGCACCAGTGCCAAATCCAGCGCATCGACCGCCCTCTTGGCGAGGTAGGCTGCGCCGAACTCCGGAATGGTCGAAGATTCCATCTCGAACACGTCGACGAGCATGGCCAGCGTGATGCTTGGCGGCATGTCGATTGACTCGACAATCTCCCCAAGCTTCTTGGCCACGCGCTTGGCCAGAGTCGGGTCATCCAGTCGTTCACCGACGAACTCGCCCATCGCCTTCTCGACATAATCTCTGAAAGCCTTGGCTTCGTCCTCGTGCTTGTCTCCCATCTCGCTCTCCGTTGTTACTCCAATACCGTAACACAGAGAAACAGGTCAGCCAAGCAAAAACGCAAACTGCTGCTTGACCAAGTCCGCCCCAACCAGCCCCTGATCCCCCGTGCCCGAGTCCTTCCCCCAGTGGCACATCACCTGCGAGGTCGCGTCCACCATGTCGTCGTGCGTGCAGCCAGGCCCAAAAGCCAAATGCTCATCCACCCAATCAGCTACCCACGCCTCGTCTTTCTCGTCGGGGATGTAGATTAGCCCGGCCTCAGCACATCCTTCGGTGTAGCTGGCGCGGTCCACCTTGGAGCCGATGGAGCCCGGATTGAAGGCGATCGCGGGCATCCCTGCGACCAAGGCCTCGTCAATCAGCGGGAGCCCGTTGCTCTTGTTCTCGATCAGCAGCTTGCGGACCCCAGCGTTGCGCCACTTGTTCCACATCAGAAGCAAAGCCCGCTTCTGCTCGGGGTAGTTGCTCTTTACTCGGATCTGGTCAAGCAGATACCGCCGCCCACGCATGAACCCCCAGAGCACCATCACAGTCCAGTCCGCCTCCTTATTCTTCGACGCGGCACAGTCCACCGAGAGCACCAGCATCTGGCAAGCCATGGCGATCGCGGTCGGGAGGCCTTTGTAGACTCGGAACCACTCGCGCTTGAACCTCAGACCCTCGACTATGCGGGGCTCCTGCTGGAGTTGGGCGGCAGCCTGTGACGGGCCAAGGCGCTTCTCCAGCTTCCGCAGCACCTCCTCGGGGAACCGCACCGGGTCCAGCAGCTCGCCGCGCTCGGTCCTCGGGTCCTTCGGGTGGTTGTGAGGGTTGTCCGGGTTGAAGCGCATGGCGAACACCACCACACGCCAGCCGCCCTCTCGGATGCAGTGGCCCGACACGTCGTCGGTGTGCAGCCGCTGCATGACCACGGCGCGCCCGTCCCTGCGCTGGTCGTTGAGTCGGGTGGGGAGCACCTTGTCGAAGATGTGGACGCGATCCGCGAGCCTCTTTCGGACCTGGTCGGGTCCACCCAGGACGATCTCCTTCACGTCGTGCGGGTCATCGACGACCAGCATGTTGCCGCGCTGTCCAACGATCCTACCGCCCAGCGGTACAGACAGGCGCTGGCCCTGTATCGTATTCGCATAATCCAGTTTCTCAGACTGGTCCTTCTTGAGTGTCCAGGGCTCCTCACCCCTGCGCCGCGCGGCCTCGGCTGCAAGCACGATGTAGTCATCAGACCGGATGACATCCCTACAGCGCCGGCTGTCTCGCTTGTTGACGCTGGCCGTACCTGAGCAGTACAGGGAGCGCCGATATGGTTGGTGCAGCCAGTCGAACGCCGGCACGAATACCGACCCGATCAAACTCTTCATCATCCCGGGCGGCATGTTGATCAGGAGGTCCTGAGTCTTCCCGCTGATGAAGAGTTCCCACTCCTCGCACAGCAGGTCGAGGAACCACGACCATTCGAGCACGACCCCCGGCTCCACGATCGGCCACGCCCACCGCACGAACGCGGCGAGAGCTCCGCGCCCGCCCTGGATTGCGAGTTCGGCGTTGTCGGCCCGCTCCTCGATTTCGAGCAGCCGGAGTTCGGCGTCTACGTCGAGGAGTTGGGCTTCGAGGAGGTCGAGGTGTTCGGTGGTCACCCTTCCTTAGCCTCCCACTTTCCAAGTAGCCGAGCTCCACGCAAAAGGTCCTCCAATCGCTTGACGCTTATTGGGCCGATGGTTGACTTTCTGATTCATTGGCCTTTCTCTCGCTCGTCATAGACGAGTTCGTATTCTCCCGGTCCGAGATCGCTCTCAACCACTCCGTGCCTGAAGCCCTCGTCATATATATAGAGCGACCCGCCTTTGTTTTCCATGTACTCGCTCATCTCATGCTCCTTCAATCTTCAATCACCGGGTGCACAGCCTCAAGAACGAGCCCACCCCGCTCCTCAGCCAGCACCGCCCTCTCCTGCCTCAACTCAATCAGCCGAGCCCGTCGGTTCACCCGGGCCAGCCTCAGCGCCTCAGGGTCGCGCGAGACGTACACCCCCGCGTCCTGCTCGGCCCCGATCACCACGGTCACCGCGTTCTCAGCCCCGCCGAGGATGCCCAGCGCCTCCCCCATCGCGATCTGGCCGCGCATCGCTGTCTTCATGTCGCCCCGATCGGCGGACTCGGCGATCAAGAGGTCCATACCCTTGAACCAGCGGGCGGTGTAGCTAAGGACTGACTCCGAGGACATCTGCTCGGTCATCGAGTCCAGCACGATCCGCTCGTCGGCCTTGATGTCGGTTGGCTTGCACCCCCACTTGGCGCATAGCTCGAGCACGGCCATCCGAGTCAGGCCGCCCCGCATGATCACGGCTTCGACGTGGGCGCGCCTGGCCGCCTTGTTGGTCTCGTTCTGGCGCTTCTCTGCGTCCGCTGCTGCTCGGCGCTGCTGTCGGTCTATGTTCGGCGTCTCGCGGGGCCCCGATCTGATGTCCCTGTTGCTTACGGGCGGCGGGACTTCGTTGGCTGTCGAGCCTGGAGTCACGCCTCGCTGTCCCTCGTGCGCGATGAGGTACTGACGGATGAGTGGCACATAGGACCTCATGACCGGCAACTTCTTCGAGATGAGTTTGGCCTTCGCCAGACCTCGCGCGAGATCTCTGAAGTCAGAGACGCCCGCCTTGAGTTGGCCGTCGAGCCAGGACTTCATCTCTGGTGTCAGCGCTGGCGTTTGTGGTCCGGTCATGGGATAGACTATAACAGAATGAGGCAACGACGCCTCACCGCCTCGGACGAAAAATGGACCTGGTTGATCTCAGAAAAGCCCGAAAAGGACTCGGCCTGACTGCTGGTGAAATGGGCGAAGCGCTGGGGATGTCAGCCCCGCATATCCGCGATATCGAAGTTAGGGACAGGCCAATCACTCCGAGCAAAATCGTCTTGGTAGCTGATGCCTACTTTGTTGACCCTTCCAGGCTTCGGATCGAACTCTTTGAGCGGTCTGGAAAGCTGATCCTCTTCAATGAGGAGCCAGACTCACCACGCGGGCGGCTGCTGCGAGCTATCGCTGGCGCGTGGGACGAACTCCACCACAAGCAGGCGACCCAGCTGGCCGAACTACTGGAGAGCATGCGATGAGCGACGAACGCCCACCCTTGAGGCTGGTGAAGATCCCGACCGCCTACGCCCTGGCTCAGTGGTCGGACAAGGTCCGAGAACGCGACGGCCACACCTGCCAGCATTGCCAGACCAAAGAGGACCTCGTGGCGCACCACATCCTCCTCAAGGACAGGCACCCCGAGGTGGCGCTTGACGTCGACAACGGGATCACGCTCTGCCGCCCCTGCCACAACCAGCAGCACATGAGACTCAGGCAGGCCGAATCCGAGGATGAGGAGACCCTACCCTTCTCCCCCGTCCGGTCCGCCGACACCATGAACAAGATCATCGCAGCCCGCGTCCAACGACTTGCACAACCCCTGGAGAACGAATGACCCTCTTCCTGCTACTCGCCTGCACCACCACTGCCCCTCTCACCCCAGATCTCGACGCGGACGGAGACGGCTGGCCCGCGAGCATCGACTGCAACGACTTCGACGCCAGCAGCACCCCGGTCCTCCAGTGGGCCGACACCGACGGAGACGGCCACGGAGACCCCGAGCGCTGGATGGTGGCCTGCGAACTCCTCCCGGCGATGACCGATGTCGGCGGCGACTGCAACGACTCCAGCGGGTGGACCTACCCGGGCGCCGAGGAGTTCTGCGACGGCCTGGACAATGACTGCGACGGGCTCATCGACGAGGGCGCGGGGCTGACCTACTACCTCGATGCGGACGGCGATGGCTACGGGACTGGCGCTGCGCTGGTCTCCTGCGCTCCTCCTGAGGACTCCTCAGCGCGCGGCGACGACTGCGACGACGAGGACGCGGACACCCACCCTGGAACCTCGGTTGAGTGGTGCGACCACATCGACAACGACTGCGACGGCATGGTGGACGAGACCCCGGCCGACACCTTCACCTGGTACGCCGACCTCGATCGGGATGGGTGGGGCGACAGCCGGATCGCGGTGACCGCCTGTGCCCCGTGGGAACTCGTGGGCAATCTCGACGCTTGGGCTGATGAGCCGGGCGACTGCGACGACGGGGATGCTTCGGCGCATCCGCTGGGGCTTGAAGTGATGGACGGGGCCGACAATGACTGTGATGGGCGGATCGACTGAGGATCCTTTCCGCGATCATCTCGGTTATTTACTTGTCGCCATGTTTCGCCGTGCTATAGTTAGTGTGTCGGGAGGGGACAAGCCCACCGCAACGGAGCACAGCATGAACGAATACTTCAACACTCTCCAGGCTGACTTCGCTGCCAAGCATGGCGATACCATTCGGGATCTACACACCAGCGCTGAGTTGGTCGTCTACCCGAACACCGAGAGTGACGAGCCAGAGATCTACTTCGACGACAGCGACCTCGGCGCCGTCACTGACAGCGGCGGACTCACCACCAAGGGCGAGAAAAGCCACGGCCACATGGGCTACACCGCTGAGATGGTCACCCTCCCTTGGCCGATCCTCTTCGAGTTGGTCGACTGGAAGCGCAAACAGGAGCAGTCGTGAGCGACCTCTTCCGACTCGCCGCAATCCCCGCCTTCATCCTCTTCGCCGCGTGGTCCCTCGACACACCAGCGCCGCAAGAGCAGCCCGACCTCACCGCCTGCAACCAGCCCTGCGCCGACGTAGGCGGGCCTGGCGGGGTGGCCGGCATGAAGCCGATCGCGCTGGTGGGGGAGCAGTGCGTGTGTGCTGTGACGGTGGAGTTGTGGGCTCCTCTTGAAGACTTGGACGCGGTGGAGGTGGACGGTGACTAACCCCACCCTCCACCAAGTCCTCGCCTCCCTCAACTACACCACCCGACCAGCAGGCAACTACCGCAAGGAGATTATCGTCACCACGATCATCGCCGAAGAGACCGTTTACACCGGCACCGCCCACGACGTTTGGTCGTGGCTGCGTCGCACCGGGCAGCACCCGAGGACAGCATGACACCAGAAGACGACAGCATCACGGCAAGCGGATTCAGCGCTGACGATATCCGAGCAGACGCCATGGGCCGCCTGCGAGGCGCGACGAAACAAATCATCGCCAGACTTCCGCGAGTAGTGCCGCTGACTGGCGACGAGGCCGACCACGATCCAGAGTACGACCTGCTGCTGGTGATGGCCATGCTGAAGCAGGAGAAGGCCAGCCGCAGGCCGCGCAAGGGCGTGATTAATGCATGCACTTCTCACATCATCTGCCTCTCGGACTACTCGGAGAAAGCATGAGCGACACCAGTACCTGCATCCGCCACACCCACGCCGAGCACGACAAGCGCACATGGTGCGGGCGCCGAGCCATCGGCTCCACATTCATCAGCATCGACCACGCGGCCTACAACGCCAAGGCTGGAGGCAGTCTGACGGCTTGCCCTGCCTGTGTCGAGCAGGTGCGAATCGCGCTGCATCCCGACAACATCAACGGGTCGCCGTTCAGTGGAGGCGAGACATGAGCGCCCCAGCCAAAGCAGACCGCGACATCGTCGCCGACGAGCACGCGAGAATCCACAAACTGAACCTCGCCATCGCCGACAACCTGCGAGAACTCGCGTGGCTGCTCAGCATCTCACCAGATCAACTCACTGAAGACCATCGCAAGCACGGCAAGCAGCTTGCCCGCAAGTGCATCACCGACGTGGTCATCGCAGTCGGCATCACATGACCCTCGCCACCTTCATCAACATCGTCACCTCAGACCTAACCGACCCACACCCCGGCTCCTTCGCCAAGGCCTGCAGGGCTCGCGCATCCGGCAATCTGGCCGAGTACGAGATTCGCCGCTACGTCGAGGAGACAGTCGGCGCCGAAGTCAGGCATCGCGCTTGGCCGAAGAAGCGAGAGCGGCAACGCCCCAGGGTCAGGCGGATCCTTTGCCTGCTGTTTGGAGACGCGACATGACCCTCCTCCTCTACAGCCCCACCGGCCTCGAGGCAGGCGCCGGACCCGGCCTCAGACTCCCATGGAGTTGGTGGGCCCGCAGCACGCAAGGTCGCCGCGTCGAGGTGCAGACTCGAGCAGAAGCCTTCGCGGGAGCTCGTGGCGCCGCGCCAGGCTGTAGAGAGGTCCCAACATCAAACAAGCCCAGACAGTACGGGCTGTTCTCTGGCCAACCAGAGTGAGGTGGTGACGGCTGACAGCCTTGGCGGGCAACCGAGCAGCCGTCACCCGAGCGATAGCGGCTCGTCTGTTGAAAGAGCAGGCGAGCCGCTTTGCGTTACAGGAAACGGAGAGGAGCAAGCATGGAAGCATACAAGAGCAGCAGGTCGACCATCCACCAAGGCACCTTCGACAAGATAGCGCCGTCACTGCCAGACGGCCTATGCAGCCTCGCGATACTCGACGGCCCGTACAACATGCGCAAGGCCGACTGGGACTGCTTCCAGTCGTGGGACCACTTCCGCGAGTGGTATCGGCCGCACCTGGAGCAGGTTGGGCGCATCTGCAAGCCATCGGCGAACCTGTACGTCTGGGGCACCGATGACAGCGCAAGCGCGCTGCGGGAGTTGGTGGAGTCGATGGGGTGGCGAAGGAAGACGCGAATCATCTGGGACAAGGGGGGATCGAAGGCGGACATAGGAGCGGCGGGAATGCGGGAATGGCTGGACTACACCGAAGTATGCGACCACTACCAGCGCGACGAGTGGAACCTCGACGGCGGGGCTGGCGCGGAGATCGCCGACGTGGCTGGCGCCGACGAGCGCAACCCGATGCCAGCCTTCTTTAAGTCCGAGCGGCTCGCCGCCAGACTCAACGTCAAGGGCTTGGCTGCCTACTTTCCGAGCAGGACTGGTGGTCTGACTGGCTGTGTCAGCAACTGGGAAGGTGGGTCATTTCCTATCTGGGAGCACTATCAAACCTGCGCCAAGGCAATGACGGAGCATGGGCAACACAGAGACCGACCCTACCTCGTCCACCCAAGCGTCTGGCCTGGCGGAGATCTCCGCGCCTCGTACGACCACCTCCGCGCTGAGTACGACCACCTCCGCGCTGAGTACGACCACCTCCGCGCTGAGTACGAGGCAGCCCGCTCGCCATTCTTCCACCCAACCGGAATCGGCAACGTGTGGCGTTCTCCAACCGTCGCTGGGCTTGCGCGTCTGAAGACTGGCGCCGGTGAGAGTCACCCATGCCAGAAGCCGCTGAGTTTCTACGATAGGCTGATTCGCTCATCCTCCCGCGTTGGCGACGTGGTGCTTGAGCCGTTCGGCGGGACATGCAGGGCCGCCATGGCTTGCGAGGAGTTGCCAGCAAGCGAGGCGAGGCGCGCGATCTGCATAGAGCCAGACCCCGCCTATGTCGACATGGTGGTGAAGGACTTGAGGAGCGGCGTTCAGTCGTCGATGTTTTGAAACGCATCCTAATCTTCGGCGGCCGAGACTACCCCAACCGCCGCGCCGTAGAAGACGCGCTCTACGCCCTCCTCGCCAAACACGGGGAGTTCACCCTGGTCCACGGCGCGTGCCCCACCGGCGCCGACCGCTTCGCCGCTGAGTGGTGCGGCTACATGCTCGCCCTCAGCCAGTCCGCGCTAAACCTCACTGAGGAGCCCCACCCAGCCGACTGGGAGAAGCACGGCAACAGCGCAGGCCCACGCCGCAACGCGGAGATGGCCGCCAGCAAACTCGACGGCGCGGTCGGCTTCCACGGAGGTCGGGGCACGGCGGATATGGCGAGGCGGTGTGAGGAGCATGGGGTGGCGGTGTGGTGGCCGGCTGGGCGATAACGTGCTATGAAGTAGTTAGCCTTCGGGTCACATCGTTCTCTTTTCAGCCCACGCTCACCACGACGGACGAGCAGTCACCGAAGCCGCTTTGCAAGGCGGCTCGGTGGCGGGCCTGGAGAACACTGAAAATCGAGAAAATCAATGACCTCCAAGACTGACGCATTTGCGCCTGGCATCGACGTACAAGAAACCGACGAATCCACCTTCAGGGTTGAGTTCTGGATGTGGGAAGCCGTCGCAAGAGAACTGCTAAAGCCTTGGTGCGATGACGCCATCAGAAGCGATCTTCGGTACCTCAAGGCCAAAAGACTGCACGACGGGACTCCGTATCCAGGCCGGGTCAACCTCGCGAAGCGGTGGGGGGTCACCGACTACAAGGTCCGGATGATGGTTCCTGG